ACTTACTGCACCACCTGCAGGACTGTTCTGAACCTCCTGTGCAAGTTGTGGATCATTCTTAAGTGCCATGTGGACACGCATATGTGCTTCATGGTCCTGGTATTCATACGCTTTAACAGGAGCCATGGTGAGCATGTCCTGATTTTCCGTAACAGGATCTTTGGGTGGAACCTCTTCTTGATTGGGGACCACCTTGTCAGAGTTAGGTATACCAATTAAATCCATCATCTGACGGTGAAGCAACGGCATGTCGTAAAGATTCGGAGCCTGTGCAGCCAACTGCAAGGCCGCCTGATACTGCATAATTCTCTGGGCCATGGTAGATGCATTAGGATCAGACACTGGTACTATATCTATGCGATCATCAAAGTCTTCTAGTTTGATTCCTTCGCCTTCGTCTGTTTCGTATGGATAGTCAGGTTCTGTATAGTCAGCGACGATCCTAGCGAGAATTTTATATTCCTGTTTTAGGCTGGCATGTATCCTTGCCTGTATAGCAGACTGCACTTTCATTGCCCGCTCCATAATCGCAAGCGTAGTTCCGACTGGAGCGTCTTGATTCATGTCTCCTATCTTAATATCTGCCATCGACGCAAAGCGTCTACCTTCCTCAACAATGTTACCTAACAGTTGATATAAAACCCCGCTAGGTTCTTTATAAGGAAGGAAGGTGATGTTGTCACGAATAGCACCACCAGGGACATCCACGTCCCTGAACTCTCCTGGCATGATGGGGGTGTCGTCGCCTTTGATTCTGAGTCCACGAGTTTTCAAGCCTCCTGGTAAGTTGGACAATGTTCCTGCATCGACAAGTTGTCGCAGTAAGCTAGTAGCAGATTTTGCCAACCCACCAATCATATGTATCAATCCAAGATTATAAAATCCAATTCCAGGTACATACCCATAATGAACGAAATGTTGTTTTTTGATTCTGCTGGGATCGTCCTCGGACCAATTCCTATAAACGGAAAGAACGGTGTTGCTGCCTTTATCAATCGTAACTACGTATGGCAACGCAACTCCGTCTTCGTCCTCATAGCCAGGTAAATCTATATCTACATGCATTTCCAGAAGTTGGTGTCGCTCATCCTTTTCGTAAGACGGACGGACGCCTCCAATTTCATTGTATTTATCTGTGATAGAATTACTTTCTATGTTGGAGGGCGTTAGTTCTACATCCCGATAAAAGCCACTAACTTGTAATTTTTTAATCTGATTAGTACTACGATTCATTACATGTGTATATCGTTCTGCATGTTGCAACTCTCCCTCATTGTATGCAACTACAAAGTCCTCAGCAGGAACGAACATAGAAGTAGGTCTGCCCAACGAAGGATCAAAGTAAATCTTACGAAATGCAGAACCAGCTAATGGTAGACTAAACAGCAACTTTTCGGTTTCTGAACGGTACTCAGTCATTACCTCAATAAGCTGGTAGTTTAAATATTCTTGAACACGCTTTGCCTGTTGTTCTCTTTCAGGGGTAGCCTTGCCCCAGATATGAGTTTTGACTGGACCCTGTGCTGGCATAATTTCTTGAATAGTCTGAGCCTGAAACCGAACTACCGCTTCAGAAAGCATTGGATGAAATACGCCACATGCTCCAGCCCATGGAGTTGTACGCTCTTCAATCTCCAGACCCAACTGGTCCAACCCTTGTTTGTAGGTTTTTTCCCAGTCACCCCTGCTATTTTTATCAGAATTAAATTTTCCAACAAGTTCTAATCCAAGATGCTGTAATTCACCTTCATCAAGAAAGTCAGCGAGATTCGAGTCGAATGAATCTTCTTCGTCCATTCCAAGGTCAGCCATGGGATCAAAGTCAACCATCATCCCACCGTCGTCCATATCAGTCAACATGGACTCACCATCAGCCGCTTGTTCTGCAAGCATTACCTCTTGAGCAATTTCTTCAGGGTCTACGCCCAATTGCTCAAGCTCACTAATAATAGGTTCAATTGCTTTGTCTATCGCCACAGGCTATTCCTCTCCATTATTGTATAACATACACAATGAGAAAATATAACTCTAGAGTCAACCATTAATAATAATCTGCCTTTCTGTTAAGAAGAAGTTCTTCTTCCTCTTCGTCGCTTTCTATTCTTATAAATCCACCCTGACGAAATCTTAATAAAGCTTGTGTAGAGGAGTCTACTAGGTCGTCGTGATCGCCAGTTGGAAATGCTGCAAATTCTTCTACGACCAAGTCTGCCCATCTTGTCTTTGGTGCCCAAACATGACCAGAAGAAAATAAATCTGAAATAGCATTTACTCTCGCAATCTTATCTCTTCCTCTGCTGGGAACGTATTCCCCCACGGGTATACCCATTCTACGTAGTTCAAAAATCAATGGTGTTCCTGCAGCTTTTGCTTCCACGATGAAAGCATCTGGCTTATACTCTTTATACATTTCGTAGGCACGTGCCTTTAGATCAGGAAACTCTAATCTTTCTTGAAGTGCATCTATTAAAATAATATTAGATACATTATCTTGATCTGTAAATACACCCCACGTAGTACATGCACTATAATCGGCAGTCTCTTTTGCAAGAAACGCAGTATCCCAAGATTGAATAATAAAATCACAATCCGGTGGACTTTTCTTTGTCCACTCTTTCCACCACTCCCTTTTGATGATGGCACCTTCTTCGGACGAAGGGTCTTGCTGGTACTGAGCACTCCATTTACCAATAGGCAGTTCTGCCTTTAGTGATTCCAATTGCTCTATAGGCCAAAATCCTGGCCACAATGACTTGCCACTTGGAAGTATTGCGGGGAACTCTATTACTTCCCATTCATCCCCACCCCTTTGTACAGACGCCTTAATAATGCTTCCCGTTAAATCTTTTTTCGACCAACGTGTCATCACAAGACATATTGCACCCCCAGGCTGAAGTCTCTGACGGGGACCAGATGTGTACCACTCATATGTTTTATCGTATACCGAGGGATCGTTTAATGCGGCTTCCTGCTCTGAATGTGGGTCATCGACAATCAAAATATCTGCACCCTTACCCGTTACGGCACCACCTACACCAATAGCGAAGTAGTCACCATTTTTATTGGTACTCCACCTACCTGCAGCTTTCGAGTCAGTACTTAAAGAAACATCTTTAAATATCTTTTGGTAGTCTTCTGATCCAACAAGGTTACGCACTTTACGACCAAAGCCTACTGCAAGCTCCGCAGTATGTGCAGTCTGAATTACTTTTTTATCAGGAAACCTTCCTAAATACCATGCTGGAAAAAGATGAGAAGCAAATTCTGACTTAGTATGTCGTGGTGGCATATTTACTATAAGTCTCTTGAGGCTCCCTTCTGCGATTCTATTAAACGCATTAGCCATGATTCTATGATGATCTCCCTCAATAAAAGCAGGCCATACTTCTTTTACAAAGGCAAGAAAATCTACATGTGCAACAGTCCTAGTTTTAGCATCTGATAATTCCTCCAAAAGAATGAGAACTTCTTTTTGGACATCAGGCGTCAGTGTGTCTAGCCGTTTCGTTATTGTGGCTAAATCTAGATTCATCAATCTACTTTAGTTTGGAAATGATGAAAAATTATTTCTGCATCCCCCCTAAGCCTTTCTGCAAGTTCAGTATTTTTATTTTTCTCTGCACGTTGGGACTGCAAAAGAAGCTGTCCATATCTATGGAGTTTTTCTGATAAAGGCTTTTGAACCCCTGCAACTAGGGCGACGTCTGATCGGCCCCTCATTATGCGGGCGATCTCCTCCGCATCTTTTAGCTCTTGTTTTTTTGATGTAGCTTTCAATGTCTACCTCCTCCTCTTCTTGTGCCAAGTCAGTTACCCACTGTGCAAGCTGAAACCATTTGCGACTACCACGCTTATAACCTAACCCTTCAAGATAATTTTCCAAGACCTCGCTCGCACTCTTTCCTATAAACTTCACCTTTCCACTGCTGTGTTGAGCAAAATGTTTAGGAAAAGCTTCAACTAATGTTTCGGCTGTATAGCCACAAGCTATGTACCCCATTCGATCACGTATGGCAGCAAGCTGATAGGCCTCTACTGCCTCAGAAAGAATCGGAAGGAGATCTTCTTTTACGATTTGTTTTAACTCAATCATTATTCTCCTATTAGTTAATATTACCT